AAAAGAAGAATTGATTATCGTAGATCAACTTGCCATGACTGATGAAATAGTCAATGAATGTTCAATGGCCTATTTAGAACTACTAGCAAAAAATGGTGTAGACATTGGTGATAAAGACTTTATGAGACACATTACGGTATTGACAGAAGTATTTAAATCTGGTATACTTGCTACATTCGGTTTAAAACACGCAATGCAACCAATGGTAGATATTATATCACATATGGAAAATGACCCAGATGGAACTCCACACTTTTCTGTAGATTTTAATGACGTAGATGATGTAGTAACAAGCTATTATAAAATAATGGAAGATGATAATGATATTAGTTGATATGAGTCAAATTATGATGGCAAGCATTATGATGCAAATGCATATGTCAAAGAAGTCTGAACCAGATGAAGAAATGGTTCGACACATGATACTTAATTCTTTACGTATGTATCGTACACGTTTTCTATCTGAGTTTGGTGAGATGGTATTGTGTTATGATTCTAGACATTACTGGAGGCGTGATTACTTTCCAGAATACAAACATAGTAGAAGAAAGAGTAGAGGTACAGATGATAAGAATTGGGATATCATTTTTAATTGTCTTAACACTATCAAAGAAGAGATAAAAAGTAATATGCCATATAAGTCAGTAGAAGTATATGGTGCAGAAGCTGATGATGTTATTGCAACTCTTTGTTCTGAATCTTCTAATGAGGTTATGATACTTTCTGGTGATAAAGACTTTATACAATTACAAAAGTTTCCTAATGTAAAACAGTATAGTCCAATTACAAAGAAAATGATAAATGGAATGAACCCAGATGACTATCTAAAGGAACACGTATTAAAAGGTGATACAAGTGACGGTGTACCAAATGTACTTTCGCCTGATAATACTTTTGTGGATGGTATTCGACAAAGACCATTAAGTAAGAAAAAGATAGCTACGATGGTTGAAGGTGATTTTCCAAATGATGAAGTGAAAAGAAATTATCAGAGAAATAAAAAACTAATTGATTTGACTTGCTCACCAGATGAATTACGGTCTGAGATACTTGATACATATAAGAGTGCTCCAGTTAATGATCGAAGCAAAATACTAAACTACTTTATAAAACAAAGACTAAAAACACTTACAGAATCCATAGGAGAATTTTAATAATGGAACTATTAATATCAGAAATCTTAGACAAGGTTTCCAAACTAAAATCGAAGAAAGACAAAGTAAAATTTCTTCAAGACAATAATACTGACTCACTACGCATGGTACTTAAATCTGCATTTGATCCTAAAATTAAGTGGTTATTACCAGAGGGTGATGTTCCCTATAAACGTAATGATGCCCCAGAAGGTACAGAACACTCTGTTCTTGCATATGAAGCTCGTAAACTTTACCATTTTATAGAAGGTGGTAATGCTGATATAACTCAAGGTAAACGTGAAACAATGTTTATCCAGATGTTAGAAGGTTTGCATGAAACTGAAGCAGATGTTCTATGTGCAGCCAAAGATAAGGTTCTTCATCAGAAGTATAAAGGTCTATCTGAACCAGTTGTAAAGGAAGCTTTCTCTTGGAATGACGAATTTATGCAGTTGGATGGCCCTGATCCAAGACAAGGACGCTAAATTAATTTAAACTTTTTTCACTTTTCGTTTAGAATCAATGACTTACAATGTACGATTTTCCTTGACAATCTTTCTTTCTTGATGTATACTAATAATATAATCAAGAAAGAAAGGAATTACTGATTATGACTATTGAGATTAAAAAAACTTTTGATAACGTAGATGACGGTATTGCAAATATGATTGCGGCCGCAAATGCTGACTATGAAAACTTTAGAGTGTCTGATGAAATGAAGGCAAAGTTTAAAGAAGAATGGGTTATCAAGAAAGGTTCTAAGTACATCAAAATTATGACTAATGGTGGTGGTTCTGCTTGGGGTTTTGTTGTCAATGTTGATAATGACAAGAAGTTCAAAAAAGGAACTTTGTTGAAGTGTGCCGGTTGGTCTGCTCCAGAGAGAAACGGTTCAAGAGGTAATGTTCTTGAAGGTGGTTTCCCAATCAACTGGACTGGGCCTCTTTATTTAATAGGAAAAGGAAGTATATAATGAATATTTGGAGAGAACGATTAGTTACGTTTAACAGGGTTGCAGGCGATACGCTTGCACTTTTATTGATTTTAGGTTTCGGTTTATTTTGTTGGGTTGCCATTTAGTGATTGCAAATATTATCGATGTAACAGGTTCTAACAAATCTCGGCGTTCACTCGCCGAGAATATTGTTAATTTCTGTATAGAAGAGCTTATGCCTCGTATGAAAACTCTTACTATAGATGTCAATATTCATAGTATGAAAGGTGAAGATGCTATTGGTTTTTGTTGGGAAACTGACAACAATCGTACATTTGAAATAGAGGTAGAAAGAACTCTTGATGAGGAAAACTTCATAGAGACAATTTGCCACGAAATGATTCATGCATGGCAAAGTGCGACTCGTAAAATGAAAGAAAAACCAAATAAACGGTTATGGTTGTGTAAGGATGGTAAGTATCGTAATTATACTAACTGCGCTTATATGCGTCAACCTTGGGAAGTAGAAGCATATCGTATGCAAGAAGGACTCAAGACAAAATTTATGGAAAGTAATTTATATGATAAATGAAGCTATCATGGCAGGATTGATTATGTTCAGTCCAGTAAATGCAAATGAAGTCAAATATAATATATCATCAGTTAAATGTCTAGCAGATAATATGTACCATGAAGCTCGTGGTCAAGGAACTGCTGGTTTACTTGCAGTATCAAGTGTTGTTATTAATCGTGTTAAAGATAAAAGGTTTCCTAATACAATATGTGAAGTAGTGAAACAAGGCCCAACAAGGGAAAGTTGGAAGAAAAATGGTAAGTTTATTCCTATCAAAAATAAATGCCAATTCTCTTGGTGGTGTGATGGTAGGAGTGATGTACCGAAAGATATAAGAACATATAACAGATTGGTTAAAATTGCAGAGACTCTAATATATCATAAAGTTCCTTTTATAGATATCACAGATGGTGCTTTATTTTATCATGCTGATTATGTCAAACCCGATTGGGCTAAAACTAAAACTAAGACTGTAGAGATACAGGATCATATTTTTTACAAATGGGAGAGAAAATGACTTTTGATGAATACCAGAAATTTGCACGATCAACTGCAATATATCCAGATGAATGTAAAATCACATATCCAACACTTGGACTTTGTGGAGAAGCTGGTGAGGTTGCAGAGAAGGTAAAAAAGAACATCAGAGATGGTAAGTCTCTTGAAGGTGTAGGTCTAGAGTTAGGTGATGTCCTATGGTACATCTCAGCACTTGCAGATGACCTTGGTGTAACACTAGAAGAGGTTGCACAAGCAAACGTAGATAAGTTGCGGTCTAGAATGGAACGTAACAAAATTAAAGGAAGTGGAGATAACCGATAATGCTTATTAAGAAAATTGAATACCACACGGTACATAGTCATTTTGATTATGATATTCCAGATGAGGATATCATTGCAGAGTTTGGTAGTGTTGAAAAGTTTGAAGAACATTTTGCAGACGAAACAGATGAGTTCTTTGAGTTTGTAGAAGATTATGGTTACGATAGAGATGATGATTGGTTCTCTGATCGTAAAGGTGGATATGAAATTGAATGGAGTTTTGTTGAAGAATGAACATATTTTATCTTGATAAAGACCCTGTAATTGCGGCCCAAATGTCTGCCGACAAACATTGTGTAAAGATGATTCTGGAGAGTGCTCAAATGCTTTCTACGGCCCATCGTGTTTTGGATGGAGATGATATCGCAAACGAAAAGGGTATGTACAAGATGGCTCATAAGAACCATCCAAGTACTATCTGGACTCGCTCTTCTGTGCATAATTATATGTGGTTGTACGTACACATGACTGCTCTTATGAATGAGTATACATACCGATATGGCAAACACCATGCGACAGAACGACTACTAGAACCTCTTAGTAAACCCCCATCTTCTATTCCTATGGTAGATTTTACTTCTCCGCCGCAATGTATGCCAGATTATTGTAAGGGTGATGATACTGTACTTGCATATCAAAAGTACTATATAATAGAGAAATCAAAGATTGCTACTTGGAATAAAACACGATCAGCTCCCAAATGGTGGAAGGATAATATTAATGGAAGTAAGAGAGGGTTACTACGATTACATGACCAGAAGATTGCGTGAGGATACATCTAGAATGTCACTTATAGAAAAAGATATG